GGAGCAACGTCGTACCGACAGGATGTAGCGCTCATAAATATACTTTACAAACAGAAACACATTATACTATTAGGAAATATGCCACGCTGCATAACATCATGCGTCCACAACGAGTGAAGGCTCCCTCACTGTCTTGCCATGAGGCAAAACAGCTCATCGCCTCCCGCATCAAGCAAGCACGTCTCAATTGCGGACTTTCGCAAGAAGAAGTGGCAAAATCATTGTTCTGCGACCAAGCCACAGTCTCTCGCATTGAACGTGGCCTTCTTTCGCCCGATGCGGCTCAAATTCGCACATTAAGCGGATTGTTTCAACTCAGCGTACTCTGGCTGCTTGGCTATCCAAGCTTTGTCGTGCATGCCACGCAAAATGATGATGACGCTTAATCGTCATCATCATCGTCATCCTCTCCGCGAATTGATGCAAGTTGCGTTTCAAGATCTTCCATGATGTAAGCCTTTGCCATTGCAATAGCTTCAAAAACAAGAAACTTAGCAGGCTCAAACATCTCATCAGGAGTGTCATAAGAACTAATCACATATTCATGCGTTTCCTCAAGACGTCCATTCTTGAACACATGCTTATGCACAAATTCCCAACGAGAAGTGTTGCGATGGGCATTTCGCGAAAGAATTTGCAGCGCCTCAAGCACGCTGATACCATCATCCTCTTGGACCATCTGCAAGCCTTCCATTAGTCGTCCTCGTTTTCCAACATTTTAAGCGTGCGTTTTGCCCATGCTTCGCCTGCATCGCCGCCCCACAATTGCCAGGCCACAAATCCCGCATCATCCTCTCCTCCGCTTTTGTTTTTGCGATGTCGGGAGAAAAATGCCACCATTCGTTTCAACGTAGCTTTACTGACTTTCTTGCCATTGGCCAAGCTTGTAGCTCTAGCCACGCCACTCCCAATCCCTTGCTTGCCTGCTTCTTGCGTAGACAGTCCGCCCTTGCCATGCTTCTTACGCAGCTCAAGACCACGCCTAGCTGCAGCTTGCACTGCCTTAGGAGGGACGAAGCCTTCGGCGTCGTCCCTTAGTCCTTTCCCATGCAAACATCAACATAGCCCTGCCAATATTCGTCGCTTTTGCTTTTGCGAGACATGCCAGCCTCAGAAAGAGCAATTGCCATTGCTTGTTTGGGATCAGTGACGGCTTCGCCGCTGCTGCTCTTAAGCTTACCCGCTTTAAATTCGCGCATTACGAACGCAATTTTCTTCTGAGCTTTAGTCATTGCCCCATAGTCATCTATGGGACAATCCTAAACTATTCGGGCTCCACAAGAAGGCAATCAAAAGTTTTTGATGCCCAAAACAGTCCTAATTGTTCGCCTGCAGTGTATTCATAAAGCACGCGAAATCCTTGCTCTTTCAGGAATTCAGCCATGCTCACCATAGTCAAACGTCCTTTAAAGTCTGCAAGAAATTCAGGCGTATTTTCCTCAAACATAAACACTCCCATCCCGCTCGTTCCAACGCCATTGTGAAATTCTCCCACAATTGTGTCAATTTGATCAAGCTTTGAACAAGTGTAAAGGCATCAAGCGACATCGACGGCACCACTTCACCAAAATCAGTGACGCTACATCCGCCTCCAGAATTCACGGCATCATCGCTTTTGTCAAAACGCACCTCCACGTCTTTATCGCTGCGAGAGATTGCAAGATGTTCGCACGATGCATTCTCAAAAGGACCGATATTGAATTCAAGCAGTTCGTAATTGCCATCATCAGGCTCAAACGAAACCACTTGCTCAGCACCATGAGCAACGGCCTTCACAGCAAAACTACCAATATGGCCGCCAATGTCCAAGATCCGCTTGCCGCTTAAATCGGCAAGCTCGTATTCATTTTGACGACACACATAATCAAAGATCGATGCGTCGTAAGTGTTGGGACGTACTTTGAACTGCGGCATGATCAAGCCTCCTTGATTTTACGCTTTTTACCAAACCCTTCCCCCGCCTTGGGAGGCTCCACCAACGTTCTTTCAACAATTTTCAAAAATGCTGAAACAATGGTGTCCCACGAAAAAATATCTTGATGCACAGCTTCTTCGCACCAATCGGCAACTTTCTGCATATCATCACGATTCTCGTAGTAATGATTAAGAATGTCTGCCATGCCAGCAGGAGACGGCTGCCCCCTATCCAAACCATAGTTCTGATCGACACTCCAGCTCTCCACGGGAATACGAGGAATGCCAAAGAAGATTTCTTTGCATGACGTGTGGTCAGGCACAATTTGTGCCGTACCAGTGGCAGCATGCTCAAAATTCACCAATCCCCATCCTTCGCCAATACAAGTGTTAACGCCAACATCTGTTGCGTTGTAGACCAAATTAAGCTTGTCAGCAGGAAGGCAATTAGTGACGTCGAAATTTTTGCTCGTAAGAATGAGCTTGCC